ATATTTTATTCGGGTATTTTATCTGGCTCATTGTTGTATCCATAAATATTGAAATACTTGTTTGTTTTTTGATATGTAACCGTTTGAGGTGTTGTGCTTTTTCCTATGTGCTCCATAAATGTTTTAACGTCCGGAGCTACGCGGCCACCATACAAAGCTTTGCTGAATGCCTCATATTCCAAAATGCCTTTTTTAAATCCAGCGGCAGGCATAAACCACACAGTAAATTTTTTATATTCAGTAATGAACGTGGCTTTTATAGTCTCATTGCCTGCGTTAGATTGCCACGCTTGGCACACTAAGGACAAAACCCTGTCTGTGCTCATAGCGTAGGGGTCAGCCTTCATCCTGTGGAAGTCCAGCTGTAGTTTTTCGTTTGGGTCTATAATTTCAGCTTTGCACTTTTCACAAAACCGCGCCGCTATATCATTTTCATGCTCGCACTCATGGCACAACTTAACAGCCCAGCGATGCTCGCAACGGTTAGAAATACCACTATTTAAAACATACCCAAAGCAACGGCGTCCGAAATGCGCGGGCGTTTCTTTTTCATCGTCCCCCGTCTTTATTCGCTCACCCATTAAATCAATGAAATACCCCTCTTGATCTATAGTAAAATCGTCAGGGTTAGGGCGCATAGAGAATGAATTAATTGTGTGGCAGCTTGGACAGCTAACCTCAATTGGTTCGCCCTTCTTATTGTGTCGGGCTTTTATAATAGGGGTAAATAAATCATTTTCGAGTTGGTGGCGTTCGATATTTTCAGCATAATCCAATATCAAACAGTCCCTTTTTTCGTCATGTATGCGCATTCCCCGCCCTATTATTTGCTGCAATAGGCTGGCTGATTCAGTGGCGCGCAAAATGGCTATAGTGTCTACATGCGGCGCATCAAAGCCCGTAGTTAATACAGCTACATTCACCAAGTATTTAAACTGGCGCGCTTTAAAGTCTTGAATGATTTGGGCGCGTTCTGATTTTGGCGTATCCCCCATAACCATTCTAGAATCCATTGGCAGGCTTTCCATGCACTCAAGCGCGTGCTGCTTAGTGGCCGCAAAAATCATGACGCCCATTCGACCATGTGAGTGCGAAACCACATCTTTTACAATGTCAGACGTTCTACGCCCCTGCCCTTCAAAACATTGTTCATATTCGGACTGCGAATGCCTTTTTATTCCGCTTGTATCATAGCTGGCTGCATGTTCTGGGTCGGCGTGTGGCTGTGTTAAATAACCGCGCGCTATTAACTCAGGGGCAGTAACACGATAAACAAGCGAATGGAAAAATGGGGTTTTCGTTTGATCTGAATCAACTGGCCGCCCGTCCGACCAATAGCCAAAAATATAACCATCATTCAAACGGTACGGAGTGGCCGACAAGCCAACGACACGAAGCTTAGGGTTTGCCGTTTTCATCTTTTCAATAATGCTTTTAATGGTAGGGGTTAGCCCGTGGGCTTCGTCAATTATCACGCACCCAAACTGACCGCCCGTAAAACTTCCAATAGAGTTTAGGACAGTGCGAGGCATTCCAAATACCACAGAATGCCGAATTGACTTGCCCAGCGAAGCGCTGAAAAAAGAAAACTGCTCACCCGTTACGGCGAATTTCTCGCCGTTTTGCTCAGTTAATTCTTTTGATGGCGCTAAACACAATACTTTTTTTTGCGCATTATCGCTAAACCACTTGGCGATAGATGCAACAATTAAGCTCTTGCCCGCCCCGGTAGCTAATTCCAACAAACACGGCTCGACTGATTTTTTAAACCAGTCGATAACCGAATCCACAGAGGCTTTTTGATAGTCTCTTAATATAAACATTCAACTTAATTTCCAATATTTAGACCCAGATTTTCTATAAGATTCTAAATCCACACCTTTTAATTCAGGCACTTTTTTATAATCAATAGCCCCTTTGCGCTCGACCAATGTTAATTTATGGCCGTTTATTTCTGATTCTTTTTCGCCACATCGCTCAACAATTTCAGCAAATAAATCCTTTTTAAGCACTTCTAAGGCTTTTATTTGTTCGCTTAGTTCGCTGTGTCTTGTTACAAGATCAATAACGAAAGTATCACTGACTTCTGTGTGTTTTGGCTCTAGGTATCTTTGCGCGTTTGGTAATTCACGTTCGACCAGATAAGCATCATGAAACGCTTTTAATTTTGGTAGGTTTTCGTCAATCCATAACTGATTGAATTGCTCAGTCTCTTTTAAATCGCCAAAAGGCGCCCATTGGTAAAACTCGCAAAACTCACGACCCGTACAAAACAGCTCAATTTGAATCTGCGCTTGGTAGTGTGGTTGTTCTGCCAATGTTTTAAAGGTTGGCGGGTTTTTTTCTCGTTGACCATATGGGCATTTAATTTCAATTACGCCATTTTCATCCAGTAAACCGTCAGGTGATGCGCCAAGCCAATCATGCTCTGGGTGAATATGAAAGCCCGTTTCAATGACAGGGGTAATGCTATGGAACATTTCAAATTGCTGGGTTGCACTGGCTTCGTTAGCTGTGCCCCACTCAGTGGCAGTGTTTCCACTAAACTCGCTTGGCGCATTGTGAAAGCTTCGTACCATTTCCCGCATTGCGTCTGCGGGTTTTTTGTACGGGTTAACCCCTAAGATTGCGCCCACTTGGGAGCCTGTTATTTTGCCCTTTCTGGCTGTAAACCATTCGGGGCTTCGTTGTTCAATGTTTTCTGTTTTCATCTTATTTATTCCACATTGGGTAAGAGTAAAAAGGGGCCGAAGCCCCTTATTATTTAAAAGGGTATTGCATCGCCTGCGCCCTGTGTCGGTGCCACTACTGGCTGAGCAGGTGCTGAGCCTTTAGGCGATACAGCCGAAACCCAGTTACCTTCGTTTACTTCGCCCGTTTCTTCGTTTTTCATTTTCCAAACTTGCACTTTAATTAGCATCTGCTTCATGCAAAGCGCGCTGGTTAAAATGGTATCGTTTGGCGCTTGACCACTTGCTACGAATTTACCGCCCGCATTCGTATCAATTGCCATAAGCATACGCTTAGCCTTATCGGCCTTTTTAGCATCTGCATCAAACACGCGCACCTTATGAAATATTTTACGGTTTTTGTATTCTTCAGGCTGAAGAACAGACCAGCGGAGTGAGATAATTTCATTTTGATTAAAATCAGTGTCTAGCTTCGCTTCGTCAATTACGGCCAGTAACTCAGTGTTACCTGGTATTGGTGGAATATCACCGCCGCCCATTTCCATGGTGTTTGAAGTTTGTGCGGTTGTGCCGTCTGATAAATTCCAAAAATCTGACATGTTTTATTTTCCTTATTGGTTTAGTGTTGGGATGAATTGAGTTAAAGGGTTTTGGCCATTGGTCACTTCAATATCCGAAGTAATGCCATAGCGGTTTTTTGATACGTTTGACGCGGTGGCATACGTTACTAAAATTCGCGTGCCGTCAGAGATGGCTTTTTTACGCTCACCATCGCCTGTGGTGAATGTTTGGAGCTTTAGAAATCCTACTAAATCCACGTCGTCCACATACGGCGCTACGCAACGCTTATTAAGGCGCATATTGTATCGGGTGTATGAATCTTGATCTGGTAATTCAATTAACTCAGTGTCGGCGTGTGCAATGAATACAACGTGCATTCCTTTATCATTTAGCAGGCCGCATGCCTTGCGCACTCGCTGATGCAATCCCGCCACAGCTAGGAAACCCGCACCATAACCACCGCAGGCTTGTGCAATTGTTTTGGGGTTTTTTACATCGCCATCAATAACGGATTGAATAAAAAGACGCTCAAGGGCGGTTACTGAATCCACAATAACGGTTTTATAATCGTGCTCTTCTTTAATGAGCGCCGTTAATTGGCCCCATAAATCAGCTTCACAAGTAAGAACTGGAAAAGCATCTGGGCGCGTCTCGTTTGGAATGGCTTGCAGGCCATCTTCTGCACGAATAACAATTGGCTTGGGAAACGAAGCGGCTAGGGTGGTTTTACCCATACCGGAATCCCCTGTAATTGTCATGATAACCGGACGGTCAGCCGGTTTTTGAATCATATCTAACATAAGTTTTTCACCTTGCCACATTGGGCTTGATTGCTTGCTAGGTGTTAGCAAGTGAGACGAACAATAAACCAACTAAACACGAAAGTAAACACTATTTTAAATTATTTGTTCGTGCTATTGTTCGCTAACTTATTAAGGGAGTATCAAAAATGACATACGCACAAAAAATAAAAGTGCAGCAGGCGGGGCAGTTGTTAAAGCTTATCGAGTATTTTGGCGGGCAAACTGTTTTAGCTAATAAGGTGGGCGTTTCTGCTCAGGTTGTTCATAACTGGACAAAGCGAGGGCGTATTAGTGCCAGTCGCGCAATCGTGGCAGAAACCATAACAGGGGGCGAATTTAAAAAAGAGCAATTACGCCCTGATGTATTGGTTTGGGAGAAATAGCCGCATGTATGATGATTATTTTGAGGCAGGATTACGGATATTTGGCATTCACGGGGTGAAAGACGGGGTTTGCGAGTGTGGAAACCCTGAGTGTGAGGCGTTTTTTAAGCATCCTATGGTTAGCAATTGGCAGCACACGCCGCAGTGGAGTCAAGAGCAATTTGAAACAATGGACGAGATGGGCGCATTCAATAGCGGCTTTGGTGTGCTGGTTAGTGGCATGTTAGTGGTGGATGTTGATGCAAGAAACGGCGGGGTTGAGTCATTTAAGCGGTTATTGTCATTAGTCCCAGCCATTAAAGATAGTGGGTTTATTGTGAACACAGGGAGTGGGGGCGGTTCCCAGCACTATTATTTTAAATTGTCCGAGCCTGTGGCGATGGTTCAAACACACAATGAATTCAAGGGGATTGATTTCAAGACAAGTGGCTACTGTGTAGGGGCAGGTTCCATACATGCAAGCGGGGATATGTACGAAATTGAGAGTGGCGACCCGTCAAGAATAACAGAAGCACCAGCCGCATTGGTTGAGCTATTAAGAAAGCCAGAGCGGCACAGGGCCACGCTTGACGGTGAAACCGTTGATGTATCAGATGGTGATTTGCGTGACATGCTGGCACATATAAACCCATCTTGTGACCATGAGACTTGGATTAGAACGGGCATGGCTTTGCACCATGCCACACAAGGGAGCGGTTTTTCATTATGGGATGATTGGAGCGCAGGCGGGGATAGCTACCCTGGTGCTGATAATTTAGATAAACGCTGGCAGTCATTCGGAAAAAGCGCAAACCCTGTACAACTTGGTACGCTTGCCCATTATGCCCATGAGGGGGGTTATGTGGATTCGGTTGAATTTACGCCAACGGTAACATTTAAGGTTGATGGGGATGCGGCTATTGACCTATTGCGCCCGCCTGGTTTTGTTGGTGAGTTGTGCGAATGGATAAATGAGCAGTGTTTGTACCCGCGAGAAAATTTAGCGGTTGCGGCTGCATTGGTGGCCATCTCAAATTTAGGCGGGATGCGATACCGTGACGAGTTGGACGGCATGACCCCCAATATTATAGCGTTTGGGGTGGCAGGTTCTGGCACAGGTAAAGAGTCAATATTAAAAGCCTTTGCTGAAATAATGAAGGTTGCGGGGTTATCGCCTGCCCTATATGGCGCATTCAAATCCGAGCAGGAGTTATACCGGAATTTATTACGGCACCAGCCAGCCTATTACTCCATTGATGAGTTGGGCATTCAATTGGGCAAAGTGAAGAATGCCATGAGTCGGGGCGGAGCGTCTTATTTAGAGGGTCTGCTAGGTGCCATCATGAGTATTTATTCTAAGGCCGATTCATTTCTACCGATTACAGGTGATTTAAAAGAAGAGATCAGAGCGATACTAAGCAAAGAGTACGCGGCGCAATCTAAGCTATTAGACAGCGGGAAAGGCAGTGAGCGAAGAGTGAAAACCATTGAGCGCCAACTATCAACGATAGATCAAGGCATAGAAGCGCCTTATTTATCTATTATTGGTTACACCACCGGGGTTACGTTTGACGGGTTGTTTGATTTTGAGCAGGCCACCAACGGGTTTTTAAGCCGGGCAATGATATTTAACGAGCTAGAGAATAACCCGAAACGAAAAGCAGGGTTTAAAAAGACGGCTATGCCAGAGAAGTTAAAGGCGGCACTGGTAAACCTGTATTCAATGGGTCGGTTTGATATGCAGCCGGATTCAAGGCTGGAATTTTTAGGGGAAAAAACAGCCGTACCGACAACACCAGAGGCGGCTGAATTATTGGATGCGGCTTATTCTGAATTCTGGGAGCTGGCCGAAAGCCATAAAAGCCAAACAGGTTTAGAGGCGATCCCGCGCAGGGGCTATGAAATGGCCTCAAAAGTTAGCTTGATATTGGCTATGCCAGAGGGCTTGCGAACGGTTGAGCATGTCAGATGGGCCGTGGCACTCGCAAAACGTGATATAGGCGCAAAGATAGCCCTTGCACATACAAACAGCGCCACGGACGAAACAGACCGCTTAGCGTCTAAAATAATGGGCTTAATGGAGGGCGACCACATGGAAACAATCGGGGTTATCCGTAATCGGTGCCGCTCATTCCCGAAAGCTCAAGTGGATGCGACCGTGGATAAATTGGTGCAGGCAGGGCATCTTGAAGAAGTTGAGGAAGAGACGAACAGTAAAAAACAGAAAACAGTTAAAAAGTATAAGGCTTTGTAAACCGTATACGTTAGTTTATTTCTTGACCCGTTAAAAACCGCTTGTATAAGCGGTTTTTTTTTGCAATATTGTCTATAGGCCACGTAATACGGGGCTTTCAAGCATATTAAATATTACAAATAGCAGTACCTACTATTTAATGTGCTATTTAATACGGCCAGTGATGGCGCGGCTTCCAGCTCAATTTCAAGATTAAATATTAAATAGCAGCACACTCTAGACACACTTTAGAAATAAGGTGGTTTTTGCGTGTCTGTGTCTATCTGGCTGCTATTTAATATTTAATAAGATCATATAAGTAATAATAATAAAAAGAGTAATGAATACAATACCTTAGGGGTTAGTGAGTACTTACTTATTAAATAGCAGCCTCCACTATTTATAACTAACTCTTCTTTTATTCCTTTTTGCTATATATAAATTAGTTAAAAATAATTGCCTATTATTTCAAATAATAATATAGTTCAGCTATTCAATTATTTAAAAAAGGGCAGTGGTATGAGCGGAAATTGTTATGGGGTGTTATTTGATAATGGGGTTTTCAAAGTTGGCAGGAGTAGAAGCGTAGTCTCAAGAGTTGGCGAGCACATAAAGTCTGCTGAATCTTTAGGATTGGGTGTGTCTTTAATTTTTATTACTGAATCCGTTGTTGACGAAATGGCTTTGGAGGCAAAAATACTGGGTTTGCTTAGTAATAAAATCAATACAAGGGGTGTTGAATATTTTGAGGGGGTTTCTAGGTCGCAGGCTCTATCTATATTCACTGCTACGGGGGTTATGTTCTACCCGTTGGCAGCCATAAGTAATATAAAGCATGGGCGACTGAATTGCGCTATCCCTATGGACTTGATTTTGTCTGATTTAGAGATAGGTATTCACAGCGACTTGGAATTGATTAAAGTTAAAAATAAAATATTCGACTCGCTGGAATCAGGGACGCTCCCAACTGGAAAGATAAACAACAGGCTTAGGAGTACGCCAAAAGCGCTTGTGCTGGCCGCGTTAAGTGAAATGGAGGCAGAGGGTAGTATTTATAAGTCCACTCATAAGCACCCAAAAATGAAAAGAGACGTGAACAACTGGACACTATCTTTTTCCAGGGCAGGTATTTAACGATTAAGCTAATATTTATTTGCTTAATCAATAACAATACTATATCTTTAATCCATCGAGTTTTTTGGCGATTAAAACAATGAGGGCGGGACGGTATGAATGTATTGAGTTTATTTGATGGTATGAGCTGCGGGCAGATAGCGCTTGAGCGCGCGGGTGTGAAGGCTGGCAACTACTATGCTAGCGAGCTGGATAAATACGCCATCAAAGTTACACAGGCGAATTATCCGGACACAGTGCAGTTAGGCGATGTTACAAAATGGCGTGACTGGGGTATTGATTGGTCTAGCATTGATTTATTAATTGGGGGCTCACCTTGCCAGGGGTTTAGTTTTGCAGGCAAGCAGTTGGCATTCGATGACCCGCGTTCTAAGTTGTTTTTTGTGTATGTGGATATTCTGAGCCATATCCGTTCGGTTAATCCGAATGTAAAATTCATGCTTGAAAACGTGCGAATGAAAAAAGAGTATTTGGATATTATTACGGAGTCTCTTTTTTTTGCAACGCACGATAAGTCTAAATGGGAGATGGTTGATGAAATTTAAGAATAAAGAAACTGGTGAAGTGGTTGATTTTTCCCCCTGCCTAATAAATTCCGCGCTTCTAAGCGCTCAGAATAGACAGCGCTACTATTGGGCAAGTTGGGGCTTTGGGCAGCCAGAAGATAAGGGGTTAATCCTTGCTGGTGCACTAGAGAGTGGGGAGGCAGATAGAGATAAAAGCTATTGTATCGATGCGAACTATTGGAAAGGTGGAAACCTTAAAAGCTACTTTGAAAAGCGCAGGCGGCAATTGGTTTTTTTAAAGGGTGGAGAGTACCGCAAACTCACACCGATTGAATGCGAGCGCCTGCAAACAGTGCCAGACAATTACACAAACCACGTTAGCAACACGCAGCGCTATAAGATGTTAGGTAATGGATGGACGGTTGATGTGATCGCACATATTTTCAAAAGTTTACAAGTTGAGTACGACTTCACATGAAACTAACACACACGCAAATCTTAGAGCGCTTAGAGGGCGATTGCTTGAAAACCCTGTCAAAGCATACAGGTATCGAATATAACGCATTGTACCGCCTTAAATTAGGTCTAGGGCGCAAGCCAAGCACGACGGTGTTAAATGTTTTGAGTGAATTCTATTTAAAGTTGGATGCGGGAAAGGTGAGGTTATGAATAACATCGATAAATTGGTTTTATTAGAGCAGAAGCCAAAAACAAGCCACATTTTGCATTTGTTATTGTCAGTAGTTACGGGTGGTATATGGCTGCCGATTTGGTTGATAGTGGCGATGCTGAATCAGCAGAAATGCGCAAATATTGATAGAAAGATTCGGAGGGCCGGATAATGAATAAATATTATATATTTGCAATTGGGTATGCATTGGCCGGAGGAGTTCTAGGTGTTTACATGGGGTCTATGGTTGTGTCTATGTCCCTTCTTGTTATATCTCAACTGTACACGGTTGCTGACTTCGTGGTCAAGGATTTGAAAAAATGCTAATAACCGAAAGAGCTGACAGGGTGCGGTTTATCCTATCGACAAGACGAAAAAACCCAGTCAAACAGTATTTTACAAGCTGGACGGCAAGAAATAGCGCGATTGAATTGAGGCGCAGACTAAAATGAATAACACAATAAAACAAAAAACCGAGTGCTACCGAAAAGCAGCGGAAAAAGTGATTTGTAATTATGAGGGCGCTTTGCAGGCATTTTTACTGGCGTCTATTGAGCATTGTTTTCTGATGGAGATGGGTAAGTGAACGGGTATATAAAAGCCCTTATCCACGGAGGTTTTAACAAACGCCTAATTTCCACGGGAATAGCTATCTATATCTTGGAGAATGGCAAAGCAAGCACGCGGGAATTGTCTGAATACTTCGATTTGTCGGTGGAGTCAATCGGGTATGCGCTAACTAAAATGGTGGCGAACGGTTGGATAGAGTGCCAGGGCAGGGCGTTAACCAATGACGTGCGGCTGAATGATGGCGGTGAATTGGTTGGAGTGGCTCGCAATAATGGGGTTTATGTGGGTAGTGAGAAGCTAGAGTCTATTATTAATTAGTAAAATATGCTAAAGTAACAATAACTACAGGGGAAATTGAATGGCAAAGAAAGAAGTTGTGACGCTCAAAGAGCACATAGAAAAGCATTACAAAGGCAGCGTTTTGAAATACGCAGAAAAGACGGGGTTTAATTTTGCCACCGTTTACCAGTGGATGAAGAAAGGCGCGGTTGTTATTGAGGGGTATGAAAGGCCGTTGAAGATGATACCTAAGCGGGAAGGGTAATGAAACTAGAGCTAAGACAGAACAACGAACGGGTTATCACGCTGTTTGAAATGGACATTGAGAGTAAAGCAGAGGCTGAATTGATGGTGAGTCATATTATCCTGGCCACCCGTTTTGCGTCTGATAATGAAATCTTACATGGTAAAATACTTACATTGTATTTAGATGATCGTGAAGTGATACCTGATACAATTAACTGTATTGATGGGCTGAAGGGGTTTATTGATAATGCCTAAAAAGATAACAAAGAAACAGCGCAAAGAAGAAAGGCGTTTAATGATGCCAGCCGATAACTTTGAGCGGTTGGCTAAGCGGTTGTATTTTAAAGAAGCGTTTTATGGTTCAGTGGGAGTGAAGTAATGAGCGATAATTACGATTATAAAATAAGCATGGTAACGGATTTAATCCCTTACGTTAACAATTCACGAACACATTCAGACGAGCAGGTGAGCCAGATAGCCAGCTCAATCAAAGAGTTCGGATTTACTGTGCCTGTTTTAATAGACGAGCAGGGCGGATTGATTGCAGGGCATGGGCGCATTATGGCAGCCAAGAAGCTGGGTCTGGTTGAAGTGCCAAGTATTGTATTAGCAGGGCTAACAGAGGCACAGAAAAAAGCTTATGTGATAGCTGATAACCAATTGCCGCTCAATGCTGGTTGGGACTTGGATAAGCTCAAACTGGAAATTGACACACTTCAAGAGATGGATTTTGATATTGATCTGCTTGGCTTTGATGGTGACTTTCTTGATGGGTTGCTAGAGTTAGAGCCAGAAGATGGCCTGACAGATGAAGATGACTGCCCTGAAGTACCAGAAGACCCTGTTAGCGTTAGAGGTGATATATGGGTAATGGGTAATCACAGGCTTATGTGTGGAGACTCTACCAATATCACTGAAGTAGATATGCTCCTAGATGGAAAGACTGCAGATATGGTTCACACTGACCCGCCTTACGGTGTGAGTTATCAGTCAAACATGAGGACAGAATCGGATAAGTTTGATGTTCTAAAGAATGATGATGTATTTCTGGATATTGCTCCTGTCATAGAATCCTGCAGTAATGGCTGGGTATTTGTATGGACTAGCTGGAAGGTTCTGACAAAATGGGTAGATATGTTTGAAGGGTTTGGTTATCCGACTAATCAGGTTATATGGTTTAAAGGTGGAGGAGGGATAGGCGATCTTAAGAAGACTTTCTCGAGTGACTACGAAACAGCGCTTGTATGGCATAGGGGTGCGGAGTTGACTGGCAAGCGGATTGGTAGTGTGTGGAAGGTAGATAAGGACTCTGCAGGTTCTTATGTGCACCCAACACAAAAGCCAGTTGCATTACCAGAAGAAGCTATAGATAAGACAACGAAAAACGGGGCGATTGTACTGGACTTATTCGGGGGTAGTGGAAGCACTCTAATTGCCTGCGAGAAAATACACAGGAAAGCCCGACTAATGGAGCTTGATGAAAAGTACGTTGATGTAATAGTGACTAGATGGCAGGACTTCACTGGTAAAGATGCTATATGCAGTGAAACAGGTAGAACCTTCAACGAATTAAAGGAGGAGCATCATGCCAGCTGACCCAAGAATACTAAATAATGATGAAATGGCGCAGGTAGAAGCACTGGCCAGCGTACTTTCTACTGAGCAAATAGCCGACTATCTAGGTATCGGGCGAACCACTTTCTATACAATTATGGATAGGCAGCCAGCCGTTTCGGAACGCTATAAACGAGGAAGAGCAAAGGCAATAGGGTCTGTTAGCCAGTCTTTGATCAAAAAAGCGATAGCTGGCGATAATACAGCTGCTATTTTCTACCTTAAAACTCAGGCAGGATGGAAGGATACATCTGCTATTGAGCATACTAGCCCTGATAAGAGTATGACGCCCACAGTTATTGAGCGAGTGATAATTGACAGCACTCAGGCTTAAGACCCCTAGATGGGCGTTACCCCTATTAACACCTAATCGAATGAAAGGAGCCAAAGGGGGGCGCTCAAGTGGCAAATCTCACTTTTTTGGTGAGATGCTGCTTGAGGAGCATATAGCAGATAAGCACCTTCAATCTGTTTGCATCCGTGAAATACAGAAATCCATTAAATTTTCATCTAAAAAACTGATTGAAACAAAAATCAGAGAGCTTGGCGTTTCCCATTTATTTGAAATAACCCTGACTGAGATTAGGCGCGTAGATGGCGAAGGGATAATTATTTTTCAAGGGATGCAAGACCACACAGCCGATTCTATTAAATCCCTAGAAGGGTTTGACCGCGCATGGTGTGAAGAGGCGCAAAGCCTGAGCGCGCACTCTCTTAAATTACTTATCCCAACAATCCGCAAAGATGGCAGTGAAGTTTGGTTTACATGGAATCCGGACAAGGAAACAGACGCAATCGAACAGCTATTTAAGAGCCGCCCCAAATCCGCTCTAGTCCATGTTAACTACTTGGATAATCCGTGGTGCCCCAAAATAATGATAGAAGAGGCTGAAAACGCGCGGTCGGTCGATGTTGAATCATATAATCATATCTGGCTGGGTGGCTTCAATGAAAAGTCAGACGCGCAAATATTCAACGGGAAATATTCTATACAACCAGTAATACCGCAGCCGCATTGGGATGGCCCTTATTTTGGTTCGGATTTTGGGTTCTCTCAAGACCCCACCACGGGCGTTAAGTGCTGGATTAATGATGGCAAACTGTTAATTGAAAAGGATTGTGGGCAGGTAGGGCTAGAGCTAGACAAAACAGCGGGCTTTATGAATGCGCATTTAGGTGTTAATAATTCAGTTATCAGGGCGGACAGCGCAAGGCCGGAGTCAATCAGCTACCTAAAGCGGTACGGTTTGCCAAATATGCAGGGCGTTAAAAAGTGGGCGGGCAGTGTTGAGGATGGTGTTGAGCACATGAAAAGCTATAATGAAATTGTTATTGACCCTAGCTGTCAAGGCTCCATATATGAATTTGACAATTATTCATATAAAATAAACAAGGCTGGCGATGTATTGCCTATTATTCTAGATAAGGATAACCACTACATGGACGCGATACGATACGCTTTGCAGCCATTAATCAAACAACAATCCATAATATTTGAGGCGCTTTAAATGTGGCCGTTTAAATCCAAGACCATTGCAGCGCCAAGTTATCCTATCCAAGATCAATTGGCCGTGGCGATCAAATCAATAACAGGCCCGCAAGCGTCCGCAAAATGGAAGCTACACTCAAGGGGTGAACAGGATTGGGACACGACCACAGCGATTAAGGAAGGTTTTAACGCGTCCGCCATTGTTTATGCGAGTGTTGAAAAGCGCGCTAAGTTATTGGCCTCAATACCGTGGAGAGCAGCGACTAAAAACGTGAAAGGCGAAATTGAATACCAACCTAATAGCCCGCTTCAAAAACTAATTGACCGACCTAATCCGGACTATTCATGGTATGAGCTGATTTATATGGCCAGCCAGAATTTAGATTTGAGTGGCCAGGCTTTTATATCTGAGATTAAAGCAGGGGTTAAAAATCAGCCTCAAGAGCTTTGGGTTTTGCCGTCCAAAGGCATGAAGATCAAGCCAAGCACTACCCGCCTAGTTGAATTCTATGAGTACGAGCGCCAGCGTATTGAATCCGATGACATGATCATGATTAAAATGCCAAACCCTAACAGCCCATGGTTTGGTATGCCTGTATTAATGGCAGCGGGTAAGGCTACGGATATAGATAGAGAGTCTGGTGAATGGCAGAAAGTGTCATTAGAAAACCGTGGCGCAAGTGATATAAATATCAAGCTGCCTGATACAGCCACACAAGAGCAGGCCGATTCAGTTAAAAAGCAATACAAAGACCAGCAAGCAGGCGCTAAAAATGCCCGTAAAGCCTTGGTATCTAATGCTGACATACAAGTGCTGGGGCAAAACGCCATTGAACTAGACTTTGTAAACAGCCGCCGAGCTATCTGGACTGAGATTTGCGCAGTGTTTGGCTTGTCATTGTCTAACCTTGGTATGACTGAGGACGTTAATCTGGCCAATGCGGACGCGATGAACAAAGCATTGTGGCAGAATACAATTATTCCACAGCTTGAATTAATCAGCCGCCAATTAAACCACCAGCTTGCCAGTGAGTACGGCCCAGAGTGGTGTATGGTACCTGATTTAACCAATATAGAAGCATTACAGGAAAACCGAGCTGATAAGCTGGCGGCTGCTACTTCTCTTTACTCGATGGGCGTGCCGTTTAACGTGATTAGTGAAAAACTAGAATTGGGCATTGATGAAATAGAAGGGGGCGATATTGGCTATATTTCAAGCGGTATGATTCCAGCTAATTTTGATTTTGACGCGCCTAATATTGGTGACGATGGGGAGGTTGTTTAATGCCAAGCAAAAACCTAGATCGGGAGCTAGAAGCTGGCGAAAATATAAAAACCCTGTTTGATGTTATGCACAGTATACATAAAGATGCGGGGGAGCCGTTTCCACCAACAACAGAGGAGTCACCAGATTTTAAGCATGATACCTTAGTGTTTAGATTCTTGTGGGCGACTATTTTAATAGCGGCACTCTCTTTCGCGTCTGGGTATTTTTGCAGGGGGTTGTTTTAATTGGCCAGCACCCTAACAGGCAATAACCCACGGAGAGAGCAGCGCATACAAGCGCTAATGCTTGACCGTATCGCGTTAAAATATCAGCGCCGCATAGCCCGTGAAATTGCGCGGGCAATGAATGAGAGTGCAAACAATCTAGGCGACCCCACAAGGCAGCCAGCCATCATGGCAAAGCATAAGGCTAAGATGGGGCGCATACTGAACAGCTTATGGTTTGAATCAGGCATAGACATGGCGAACCATATTGGCGGCCAAGAAAAAGCCATAGCAGGGTACCAAACAAAGAATGACGAGCAAGATATACCAAGCACCTTGATAGCCAACATCACAATGCAATCATGGGTTAGCCAGTACGGGGCGGCTAAGGTTGTGGGGATAACTCGCACTACCCAAGAGGATATAAACACAATAATTAATGATTCTATTGATAACGGATTAAGCGAGCGGGACACGGCAAAGGCTATTAAGGGTTTAAGCTTCACAAGGGCCGCAGGTAGGGCCGGAACAATCGCACGAACAGAAACACACAGCGCCGCCAATGTATCAGCACACGCGACTGCCAAGGCCGCAGGTGTTCAGATGCGCCGTGAATGGGTAGCGGCTAATAATGAAAGAACAAGAAAAAGCCATGATGATGCTGACGGGCAGATAGTCGGAATGAATGAGCCGTTCAAGTTAGAAGGGTATGAACTTATGTACCCTAGCGACTATTCGAGCAACGCCCCTGCACGCCTAACAATCAATTGTAGGTGTGCGGTTGCGTATATCTTATGATGTGTGATAATTAGCAGAGTAACTGAGAGCTATCCAGATGGAATATAAAAGCCTACAAATTAAAGACGCAGACGTTAATCTTGAGAAAAGGATTATCCGCGCGTATGCCAGTACCTGGGATTTAGACCAAGGGAACGACATTATCCACGCGGGCGCATTTAAAAAGACAGTTAACGAGCGCTTAGGCCGTGTTAAGGTTTTGCGTAATCACAGCGATTTAATTGGCCGCCCATTGTCAGCAGTTGAAGACGGCAAAGGGCTTTTAACTGAATCTTATATTGGCAAGCATGATTTAGGCGAAGAAACCTTGATGCTAGCTAAAGACGGCATTCTGGACTCGCTATCGATTGGCTATTCAATCCCGAACGGAAAGTCTAACTATGATGGCGATGTGCGCAACATTCACGAGGTGAAGCTTTTCGAGTGGTCAGTGGTAGATTTTCCAATGAATGAAGCCGCAAGAATTCTAGACGTTAAAAACCTACACGACAAAATTAAAAAGGGGTCACTAGACCCGCAAGAATTAAAGAGCCTAGCCGATATGCTGGGTGATTTAACTGCACTGTTAAAACAAGAGCCGCCAAAAGGCACTCCCGTTGCGCAGCCGCAAGATTTAACTGAGTTATACGACTCAATTAAAAACTGGGGCATTTTGCCCAACTTTAAATAATAGGAGTTCCAAAAATGGAAATCAAAGAGTTATCAGAAGCGTTCCAAGCTAACGCCACTGAAATCAAAAACGCTCAGTCTGCTATGGCGGCTGAAGTAAAAGCTAATGGCGAAGCTAACGCAGAAACCAAAAGCGCATTAGAAGCAGCCCAAGCGGTTCAGGTTGAATTAAAAAACACCCTAGAAGCGATGGATAAGAAGCTTATCGATTTAGAGCTTGAGTCTAAGCGTCTAAAAGAAAGCGCACCAGTCGAAAAGAAATCAGCGGGCGATTTGTTCGTTGCGTCTGAAATCTACACTGGCCTTAAGTCATCTATGCGTGGTTCTGACCAGCCACTAGCAATCGAAAAGAAAGATATTACGACAGGCGCAGCAAGTGCGGGTGCTTTGGTTGATACTTTCCGTGATCCTACGGTATACCGCGACCCTAACCGCCCAATTACAATTCGCTCATTAATTCCGTCTATCCCGTCTAGCACTGGTGCGGCTGAGTTTATGCGCCAAAATGTATTTACTAACAATGCAGCTGCTCAAAATGGCGAATTTGCCGCTAAGGGCAAAAGTGAGATTACTTGGGAGCTTGTACAGTTACCAGGGTCAACGATTGCGCATTGGGTTGCAGCTTCACGTCAAGCGCTATCTGATGCCAATATGGTTCGCTCGTTGATTGATGTTGATCTTGATTATGGCTTACAGCTTGAATCAGATGCGCAATTGCTTTTAGGTGATGGCACTGCGGGTAATATGACTGGCTTAATGGTTGACGCTGATGTGCCAACGGTTGGCGAAATCGCAACTGGTACAGCAGCAGCAGACGTACCAGCGGCTATGATCGACCACATACGTGCGGCGGTTACTGAGTGTCAGACTAACGATTACTACAATATGACAGGTATTGTACTTAATCCGGTAGACTGGGCGCGCTTAGAAACAGCCAAAGCAACAGACGGTCATTATCTAATGATTCAATTCCCTGCTAATGGTGCTGATGAACGTATCTGGCGCATGCCTGTAGTCGTTACCAACGCAATGCCAGCGGACAACTTCATCTTAGGCGATTGGACAATGGGCGCTAAGATTTATGACCGCGAGTCTGTAGAAATTCGCGTTTCTGAATCCCATTCTGATTACTTCGTTAAGAATGGCGTTGCTATCCTAGCTGAAGAGCGTTATACCCTTGGCATTCAACGCCCTAAAGCATTCTGTAAAGGTTTGTTTACAGTAGCGGCATAACCAAACGGGGCGGCTACCATAGCGCCCCTGTTTTTTAATCTAGGGTTTAATCATGAAATTAAAACTATTAACAACCTGCATGCTAGGTCAGCATGGAAAAGTAATCGAGATGGACGACAAAGAGCGCGCCCGCCAATTGATTGCTAAAAAAGTGGCTGAAGAATTCAAAGAAGAAAAGAAAACCAAAGGCGGCAAAAAGCCAGCCGAAAAAATCGAGACAAAATAAATGTATCATTCATACCCACTAACAGAAGTTGAGCCAGTTATCACGAACGCCGAGCTTGCTGATTGGTTGGGTGTGGATGCCACAGACCCGCTTTTGCCTGTTATGGCGACCAGTGCGACCAGTGCGGCTATTGAGTTTTTGCAAAGCGAGTTAATCAGTAGG